ATTTAAGAAGTGAACCGTCTGGCGGTATATTTTCATCATTATATGTGAGTGTAATAAAGATGTTGTCTTTGTGAAGACTTGCTTCGTGGACGATTCGCATTGCCCATTGTCGGGATCGTTCAAGTCTGCATCCAATACATTGTCCACATGGTAGTTTGAGTGGATCTCCGTTGTTTTTTTCATCGAAGCGTATCTGGCCTTGTTTATCGCGATAGGCGGTTAAGGGATAAAAGCAAGACATTCATTTATAGTCGTGTTCCGCCACGCATTGGGCGAGGTTTGGTGTTCATTTTGTTTACACCAGTATTTTTTTTGAATTTTCGTTTTGATGAGCCTTTGCTCATTTTGTATCTTTTGGCCATTATAGAAGCTCCAGTTGATTAATATCTTGTAGCATTTTTTTATATCTACATTCCTTAGTTCGTAATGCTGCTTGACGTTTTTTAAGTAAATCACGTTCTTGACGTATGTCTTTAATATACTGCTCAAGTTTTTCCGTGTCAATAATTTCTTTTAGATTTTCTGCTTTCATATTTGACTCCTAAGTTGTTACATATATTGTAACAGTTTTTTAAGCTTTGTCAAGCTTGGATTGACACTTTTTTTAAAAGGTGTCAGTCCGGACAGTTATATCAAGTAATTTGCTGTCCGGATTCGGCTTTTGTTGCCTCAGGTTTCACCCTAGTTTGTCTCCCGACGGGGGACCGCAAAGGGCAATAATCAGAGATTATCACCCGTAGCGGTCTGTATTACGTTCTATTGAACGTTATTTTGATAGCCTATAGGCTCTTTTGCTTTAACGCTGCGCTAAACGCATTTTGAGCCTATTACGGCTTGTTTTTTATTTTTATTTAATTAAAAAAGGCTCCGAATGGAGCCTTTAGTATTAGCCAGCCTCGCCTGATGGCGGGGGAGTCTCTGGCTGATTTGTTACCACTACCTCTATGGGTTGTGGTGTTTCTGGGGCTTTTGCCAGGCCCCAGTCTATGAGTTGTTGTTGGTTTTGCTCATTGTGGATGAAATCCATAAATTTCGCTGGATCGTGATCAAATTGTTTGCGTATCTCCGAAGGAATACTTGAGAATGATTCTTTAGCTTTCAACATCATATTCATTGTTTCCTGAAAGTCATTATTAGGGTTATTGTCGAATTTAAATTGCTGCAATGCAGCAGTTTTTGCGATCAGGTCCATGCCATGACGTTTTACGATATTATTTATATTTACTTCGTCTTTGTGTGATTGTTCGACTCGAATTACCTCATCGTCTGGGATTTTTAATTGAACGCGGTTTCGTATTACTTTGCCTTTTTCGTCTGTTTTATAAAATGACATATTAGTCTCCTGAGTAGTCTGTTTCTATTCTGTTGTTGTAAAATTTTGAGTCAAGATTAGGGTTAACTGACAATTTTTTACCTTTATCGATTACGTAGTTTTTAATTTTGCCTGCTACTGCTTTAGTTTTTTCCTGTAAATCATAGGCTGATGAGCCTAATTGTTTTCCTATAGCCTGTGTTACATCCATAAATGAATTTGAGGCTTTGTTGTATACCTTATCGACGTCTTTTGCTACTGATGCGCCCGGCTTCGCTATATCAATATTTTGTGCAACGTTAGCTGTGTCAACTTGTGTTTTCTTTAGATCAGCTGCTTGTTTAGCCAGGCCGAGTGCAGATGATAATTGTTGTGCTCCTGATGGTTTGGCCTGCATTGTTGCGCCTGCTGCATTAGCTTTTGCTGTTGCTCCTTGTGAACCTGCTGCTGCTGCGCCAGCGGGTGATGATGCGTCAAATTTTCCTGCGAGTATCGGGTTTATTCCTGATGCTTTTAGGTCTGCCATCCTTCTTGATACGGCTGAGTTCGACATACGTTCCTGAAAGCCTAATTGTTTTTGTATTTCTGCTGTTTGAAATGCTCTGTTTTTTTCTGCCTCCGTCATTGAGAAATCGCGTGCTTTCGCTGCTTCTTCTGCTTCATATACGTTGCGTGCGGAAGCAATATCCTTATTCGCTTCGTTCATTTCTTCAACTTGTGTGACGCCTGAGAAGTCCTCCCAGACGCCTTTTAATGAATCGTTGAAGTCCTTAGTTGCCTCGATCGGGTCAAGATCTGATAGTGAGAATGCCATTAGAAATGATCGATCATGCCGGGAACGCCAAATGTTGGCATAGGACGTGCACATTTAAGGTTAATGTAAGTATCTACAATGAAGTGTGGTTCTGTGTTTACTTGTATACACCGATCAATTGGAGGATCTTCCTGTATGAAGGTTTCTCCTAAAGTGGGAAGTGTTAGAAAATCCTGTGAAAGATGCCATGCATCTAATGAGCCTGTTGCATCTGATTGAAATAAGCCTGATATTTGAGAAGGTTTATAACGGTATTCGGCATATCTTTCTTGATAGCCGAAAACGAGATCATCGTTCGCGGATCCGTCGCAGAATATTTCTTTATTAAGTATTTCCTGCTCACCGAGATGGGCTAGACTGGGCCAATATATATCGTATCGGGTTGATTTTGATAGCTCGCGTCGTAATCCTTTTTGGTAAGTTAGATCTGCACGTACTGAGATTAATCCCATTACAATGCCATGTTCAACAAATGATTTAGAAAAGCCATGTCCTGTAATTGATGCTGTTCCTATTGCTGCTAAATCACCAATACCTGTTGCTGATCCGGGAATGGTTGGTGCTTGTTGTGTTACGGGAGAGATATTAATAGGAGAAGAACCGCCACCGAGATATTCAGGGCGATAGCTAACATCGTAGAAATTAACACCAAAGTGATTTCGAACCAATTCACTGTATCTTGTACCTCCACGTGCATCGCGTTCTAATAGTTTTTGTACTTGGAATGCTTCGCGCAAATCGTTAATTGTTGCTGCTGTTGCTGTTGATAAATCTACCTCAAGACCGGGATCATCCCATATAGCTGTTCCTGTTGTTGCGCCTGCTGATGACCATGTTGTTGCAAATGTACCATTTGTAAATTCTAATGTTCCACCACCTGATCCACCGTCAGTGTCAAATAAAGGTGTATTAGCTGTACCAGATGATATTACTGTTGCTGATGTTCCGAGTGGTAAAGATACTGCATCACCTTTTTGTGGCCAGGGCAATGCGGATGTGAAATAGTCGTGTCTTTTTCCACGTCGATGCAGATAATAATTGTCAACGCTTTCTGTTGCATCTAATGTAGATGAAGGTACGCTATCGATTAAATTTTGATCTCTAAACCACTCGTTATAGATTCTCGAATAAGCTCTGAAAGGTAATGCTGATATATCTACATCATTTGGTGATATTCCATCAGGAACACCTAAATAATTTTGAAGTAAAGCGCGACGTCCTACTGAAGTTTGGAAAGAGCCGTCACCTGCTGATGTATTTGCACCTGATAGAATTGGTATTGTAAAGTCTATTGAATCGGCCGGATCTGTTTGTTCACCAAAGAATTTTTTACTGTTATCCCATATTAATCGATTCGGCACAAAGAAAAAGTGTGTATCAATAAACATATTATCCATGATTGGAAAGAATGGTGTTGCTAGGCGTGCGAATGCTGTTGTATTTAAATTAAATGTGTCACCGGGAAGTACATCGTCCCAATAGAATGGAATTAGCCAACCCGCATCCATTGTAAATTTATGACCATGAGATCGGTCGAATTGTGAACGAGGCGCCTGTATTGAAGGCGCTTGGCTAAAGTTATGAGTCATTACTGATTGCATGTTTTTTCCTCTAATAAGTAAGCCGGGGAATAACCCCCGGCCTTATAAGTTATATACCGCTTTGTTTTTTTAATGCTTCGTGTTTTGCTAAATCATCTAACTGTTGTTGTTCGGATATTGAAGTTACATTATTTGTCTTTATCTCGAATCCTGAACGTAGTTTTTTTGGACTCTTATCGGCTGTTATTGATCCTGAATTGTCGTCGAACCCACCGATGTGATAAAGGGTGTAGTCATCTTTGTTTTTATTATCTTCTACTGATTGAGAGAATGCGCGTATTGCTGATGCGTCATTAATATCAGAAAAGGGCTTATTGAATACTTCTGCGACATTGTCGTAAATTGAATATAGGTTTAAGAACATTATAGACTCCTTTTGAGTTGTTTAAATTGGGCCTTCTTTACTGTTTCACGTGCTGATAGAGCTGGGCCCTTATTCTCTATTTGCAAGATTTCTTGTGATAGTGCTCTTCCTGCTTTTATGTCGTCATACATATCTGGGTCAATATTTTGGAGGTAGCTATCGTAGTATTTTGGTGGCTGCATGCGCATACCTCTGATTGTAGTAAAGTCTTTAGGGTATACGTCTCGTGTAAAATTAGTAATCCAACTATAACCAATGCCAGGACGACGGGACATTGTAGAGTACTCTGGCAATACTTCAGTAACTTCTCCAGTAATATCATTAATGCGTTCATATGGTCTTAGTCCTGTTTTTTTGTTTAGCTGGTGTTTTAGTGGGCCGTTGAGTTTTTTCATGCAATACCTGGCTACATATCCTGCAGATTCGAATGATACAGTTCCGATTGTTACGAATCCTTTTTTCCATATTTTTTCGAGAGTCGGGCTTGTGTATATAGGTTCGCCAGATGGAGAGTCGAATAGATAGACCCAATCGTCGAAGTTGAACCCGAACACAATAGCATGGTAGTGAGGTCTGTTTGTGTTATCTCCGTATTCTCCGCAATGATAATATCTAAGTTTTTTGTCTTTA